TGCACCTGTTCCTGCAAGACCTGTGAGTTCAACAGGGATGGGTTCACCCCATGTAAGTTGACCCCAAGTGCCTCGACCCCAGCCAGTTATATTAGCCATTGGCTAATTCCTTTATGCTATTCTAATTACAGCGTTACTTGCGTCTGCGGTGGGAAAGGTAATAGTAAAACTACCTGCTGTACTCGTCTTATCACCACCAAAATCAAAGACCGCAACCGAAGGATCACCTGTAGCTGTGTCGTTGAAAATCATGCACCCTCTTGCCGTTACAGTAGCTGTACCAAAAGTTAGGTCGGCAAAATCCGTAAACCCAGTGGTTCCAGAAGTAGTAGGTTCAACTTTAGTTAAAGTTCCGCCTTTAGCCGTGTAATTGGTTCCTGTCGCTTCCTGACTGGTTGAATAAGCTGTAGTAGAAGCACTCATAGTAGCTGAACTGGTATAAAGAGCCAGCTTAAAAGTGTTTCCTCCTGTTGAGAAATTGTGCTTGGCTTGTAAGAGTTGTCCCTTAAAGCTGGTGCACATCGCCTGTGTTATCGCCATTATAGTCTCCTAATAATATTAGCTAGGTCTTTTTGACCTTGTTTTTCTAATTGATTGCATAACGTACAAATGTGGTTATTAACCGCTTCTTGCATATAATACACAATCACCTTTTGACACAGTTCCCTGAACGCATGAGCCTGTGTCTTTATGGGTTCGGGTGCTGTATCGCTTACAGAAATCAATTTATCTGTAGCCATTTTAGCCACTTCTTCAATAGAGTGACCTCTGTAATCTGTTGTCGTTACTCCTAAATCTCCTATAGAAGCATCAAATTTATCTGTCTGCATTATGGTTTCTTTGGTTCTACTGGATCACTGGCAACTGAAGGTACGTTATTCCTATCAAACCAAGTAGTCGGGTTATTATCATACCTGTCTGCAATTCCTACAGGTGCCATGTTTTGTTTTAATATATCAGAAAAATTACAAACCTTTAATTTATCATTCTCTAAATAAGAAACTATTGGATCAGGCAACCTGTGATAGCCATACAATTTATCCTTTACGTCTATATTAGCGTCCAATAAATTTGACCGTACTGCTATCGAAACTTCAATACCCCGTTCCATACATTTTGCCAACCAGAACTCACAACAAGCCCTGCCCATCTCTGCAAAATACAAATTACCTTTATAAGTAAAATCTGCCCCAAACATATCAATAGCACCCACTTCATTCCAACAGGCAAACGCTATGGCATAAGCGACTGTATTATTGATATAACCACATTCTGTCTTTTTTATTAAAGGTTCTATTGGATAAAGCTCCAGTGCAGGAACTCGATCATCTAATTGACAAGTATAAATGGGACATTTCACCGTAGGTAAAACCCGCTTCATCATATCCGTCATATCACCTGCATCATCCGACTCAAAGAAACGGGATACAGGGTCCATTACAAAAGCACGATCAGGATGTGGAATTACTCCGATCATCGCATTAATGACCCAAACTTCGTCAAACTCCTGACTGTGCGTAATAGCCATGTGATAATCCAACTGACTGTTACCCATAGCTACAATAGCTACTTTCTTCCCTTTAAGGGTTTTAATTGGTCTTTTTAACATAATCTGCTCCTTTATCTATTATGTCTGTGGCACTCTAAATGTTCCTTCTCTATAAGAATCACTGATATTTTCTGCTTCACCTAAGTTTTTTAATCTGGCTAAAGCTTCTTTATATCTTCCATCATAAACTTGTAGTAAATCTGGCTCTCCCTTCATATACACATAACCTTCTAGCAAACACGCATAAAGCAAAGCATTACTGGCATTCGTGGATAACCATGTAGTACCGTCAGAAGCTCCTGCTGTTATTGAATTAGGACGATAAAAATAGTGCAGTTCTGCGGTGTAATCTGCATCAGGAGTGGGTCCCACAATAAAATTTGTATCGTCAAAAAGAGCATAATGTTTAGGGGTGCTCTTGGTCGAACTATTGGGATAGGCTTCCCTTATAAAACTTACGTCAGTTCGCAACAAGAAAATGTAATTACTGGAACTGATAACGGCTAAAGAGAAATCATCCATAAAATCAGATGGAGTGGACAGATAAGTATTTCCATCTGTTAGTGTACCCGTCACGTTCTTTCTAAAAACAGGTAAGCGAATTATCTTTAAAATTCTCTCCTCGCCCTGTTTAATTATGGTATCAAGATCATTAACGAAAGTAGTTTCCGTATTCTGTAAATAATCTTTTATGGCTGTCTGTAATTCTGCATACGTCATAATTAACTCGTTGTTACGGTTATATTGCCCAATTCTCCTCGCATAACCATATTATTGAGAGAACTTTCTCCATAAGCCGAATCCCATCCCCCTATAGGGTCCCAAGCCGAAAGCCTTCTGCTTGCGTCTAAAGATGTATCTGGGCGTGGATAACGTAATGCCTGTGGATCGTTTATTGGGTATCTTCCTAATTGTAATTGCGGTTGGTCTTCATCCAAGCATTCTGGACATACTCTGAATCCTGTACGTCTTTGATCTGAAATTTCAAACTTTAGTTCTGTATAGGGGTATTCAAATCCACAGCGATCACATATCGCTATAGCATATTTACCCGAAGCAAAAGCACCCATTAGTTATAGCCACCATAGGGAACAAAGCGAACTGAAGCCTTTTCTCGGTCTTCATCAGCAGCCAGTTGCCACTGTTCATCATATAATGCTTTTAACGCTATTACCTTTTCTGGTATCTCTGCGTGTTTTAAAGATAAATAATAAGCCAACCCAGCCGTAGCACAGGGAATAAATCGAGCAGGTAAATCCAGTGTATTAGAAGCAGGACTGCCTACGTCTTCCACTCTGGCAATACGGTAATAAAATAAAGTATAAGTTTGAGAATCATCGGGTACGGGATACAGATACACCACTGGTGCTGCTTGTGCCCTATCTATATAAATTTGAATGGGTTTGCCTTTACTGAGTTTGTTGGGGATGGTTGCATAAGTCGCAACGGAGATACGATTTAACGTAGTGTCTGTCTGGGTACTGGTATTACCCGCATTGGTTCTGATGGTATATTCAATTAAATCAATGGTATCTGAAGGCATTGTATAACTGACAGTTCCCGCAGTTAAAGTTTCGGTTCCACTTTCTATAGTCCAGAGGTTAAGACCTCGGTTTACCCATTCCAGAAACATATTATTAAGTGAGCGTCTAGCACTCCTTAGATGATATCCAGAACGCATTTCTACCCCCACCATATCGAAGGCTTCTTCTGCAATTTCTGCAAAATCTGGATTAAATGTAGCTGTTCCGCTTGTAGCCATTATTTCTTCCTTTGCCTAGCTTTGATAGCTCTTAATCTCTGCTGGGCTTTCTTGCGGGTAGGAGATAGACCATTTACGTTGTCTATCTTCCATCCGCCTTTTACTTTTCTGATAGGCATTAAGACCTAATCCTGCCACCTTTCTTATAAATCACCTTGTCGTATTCAGATGCTTTATCTGCGTGAGTAAGTTTTTTACCCACTTTGTTTGCGTAAGCTTTCGCTTCACGCATACCTTTTGCGGTGTAAGAGAATTCCTTACCGTTTACTCTAGGCATTTAGACCTCCTAAGATGAATAATGTTTAAGTGCCCAAATAACAATGCTATAGGTATCACCGCTAGTATGGTCGTTTGTTGTAATCAGTAAATCTCCATTAACACCACTTCCTGCATTGTTAGGGATTCCCGGCAACGTAATGCTGCTATCGGTAAAATCCCAAGTATCCGACCAGTCTTTCGGTGCTTGGCAGATAAACATATTGGTAGTTGCGTTCCAATAGAGCTTAAAGCCCATACCGATATTACTGAACCAAATCCTTTGCAAGACAACTCGGCTACACGAAGACCCTGTTGATGGTTCACTGTTCAAAGCTGAAACATCAATTTTAGCAACTGCACTTTCACCCGTGCCATCACTAATATTGGTAAATTTCATTACCAGATTTTTACCACCATCCTCTATCGTTTGTGAGGTTACTGCATCAGCCATAAGTTACCTCCACTTATATATTTAGCTTAATTAATGAGTAATCAGTAGTTACATCAACCAACATGCATGTACCAACGATATCTAAGAGGTCGCTTGTTGCGGGAGCTACGCCACCTGCAACTGTTGCTGATCTCACTACATTATGCCCAAGCACTACAGTTCCTACAGTTAATACTGCTGCTGGTCCATAAGTTTGGAACCA